CCACCAATTTTCCAGCGGCTGCCCACATATTTGGACTGAGGAAAAGATGGGTAGGCAAGTTGCCGTTTGAGTTGTTCAAGATGGTTGAAGATGCGTCGTAGATGTCGCTAATCCATTCAGCAGGGCTGGTTGGGTCGGTGAGTACTGCGGACTGTGAGCAACCTGCAAGAAGCGCGTCGGCTGCAACATTGTCTGTGGCGTTTGCGTAAATCCGTGCCATATCGTCAAGTACCAGACCAACAACTGCTGGGTCTGTCCAATCCATATCCTGCTCGGAAATGGACACGAAGCCTCCATAGGTACCTTTTGTTACTTGGTTAGAAGTAACGACAAAAGTACCGGACTGAAGTGTTGCCGATTCTGCGGACTGCACAGCAATGGAAGTGTGAGTTGTAACACTTGGGCGGATAAATACTTTTCCGCCAGAAGGCATTGCCTTAGCACCAATGGCGTCAATGACAGGACGAAGGCCACGGAAGTTGTTATAGACAGGCTGAAGAATTGGCGTTGGCAAGATACCAACAGTGTCTGTTGTCTGTACGTCAGGTGCAGCAGCACGGATGTTCGCGTTCAACTGTGCGAACTCAGGGCCACCCTTAACCGAAGCAGAAATCCACTCGGCAGCACTTGGCATTTTGAACTCGCGCTTAGCGGTTGCATGAATAGGGGCAGTTGGTACGATTTCAGCCGAAGCCTCAACCGATGGTGTTTCTTGTGACACTGTTTCCTCCTCAGGAATATGGTCGGGTTGGGGTTCGTCTGCGTCAGGTTCTGACGCGGCGATTTCTGTAATGACTGCATCCTTGAATGCAGGCTGGGCGACAAGACTGATTTCTACGAGGTCGGCGGATGAAACCACCATGACTCCGTTCTTGTCGTACTTAAACTTTTTCGGTATGGCACCAACGCTCACTGAGTCGTATGCGCCAGCCTTCAGCAACTGAATGGCATCTTGTGATGCGCGGGTCTCAGCAAACCGAGCCGTAAAGCCGAGGCCTTCTTCCATGTCCACAAGTTCGGTGACCACGCCACGTAACTGGTTCATGTCGTGACCTTCAAGCAATTTGGCGGGCTTCGCGTTTAGATCAAACGCGCCACGAGAAAAGGACACTTTGGTGCCGTCTGAAACAGTCGCAAAAGTTGGTGCCCAAGGTACGGCAATGCCGGTAATGGTTTTGGGGGCATCTTCTGATGCTGCGGCATCCAAAGTGACTGGTACTGCGTCAAACTTAATCATCGACTACTTCCTCTGTTGTAGGCATTGCTTCATTCATGCGTTCCACACCTTTTAGGTATTCATCGGTGTCGAACTTGACGAAACGGTTTTTAGGGAGAACATTCGGCATTGACAGCGTTTCTTGGATGCACTGCAAATAAGGCATGACACCAAACAACATCAAATCTTGGCGTGACTGTTCAGCGTTTTGATACGTCATACCGCCAGTAGCGACACCCACTAGATATGGGGGTACGCCAGCGATACGGGCAGACTCTAAAGCCTGATACTGGCGCAAGTTTGCCACGGTTTCGGCTGGCGAGATTTTGTATTCCACGAAATTTACATAATCGTTCAGTGCGCCGACGGCATTGTTCTTACGAGCCGAAGCCCAAGCGGCTGCGAGGTCGCCAAGTTCCTCACCGCTCATCGTCTCGCCACCCTTTTGCTGGAGATAGCCCGGCACGGTTTCGAGTGTGGCGTAACGGTCGGCGGCTTGGTCAAGGTGAAGCGAAATAGACATTGTGCGGGCACCCGAGTAAAGGATTCCCTGAGTCGGGGCTAGAAACTGGATGACATCCGAAGTAGGCAACTCAACACCGTTAAACATGACAACATCCGCTTGTCCGAAAAACTGTGGGCCTTGCTGATTCGGGGTTGAAACAGACGAGGCAGGAAGCCAAGTGAAAGACGCTGGGAGACCTGTTGAATAGCGCGACGTCACATACCAAAACGAGCGCCCATGAAGGAACAAGTCAATGAAGGTTTGCGTCATGATGAAGTTGCGCGTCACCTTAGGGTCGGGGCGTTCCATCCACGGCTCGGTCGGAAGATACACTTCCTCGTATTCTTCGCCCGTCCACTGGCGCGAATAATGCTCTAATTCAAGCGACCCCACCACGGAACCCATAAGGGAAATAGCCCGTGAAACCGTAGGAATACTAAGGGCGCGTTGCTCGTCGCTACCCACATTGTACGAAATAAACGAGCCAACCATCGACGCACCAGCCGCCGCTTTAATCGGCGCTGAACCCATCTCTGGTGACATAGTTTTCTTAGGCGTAAAGATACCCACTGCATGGAGTCTCGCACAGACTCATTGCATATGCAACTATCATCTAGAAGTTCCCATTGCCGCCCTGTTTTGGTTCAAAGGTTTGGCGGAGACAAGAGCAGCCGCGATGACCATGCAACGTGCGCACTCGATAGGTCCGGGGCTCCGCTGGCTAGAAATCACCTGCGAGTTTTCAGCCTTTACCAGCACCGCGCGGTTCACATGCTCGCTCAACATTTGCTCACCCGTATGCACTAGCCGACCCTCAATAATGAACGACCTAATCAGACCCGTCCATTTGAGCAGTTCGCCGTAGCCCCACTGGGTAGTGCGATGCTTATATTTCTCGGGGGTATGCAAATGCAGGCTCGGGGTTATGGCTAGTTTCAGTTTCGGGTCGGCATCCAAAAGCCGCCCAATCTCGTGCCACATGTCAAAGTTCGACTCGGTAGTAAAAGCCACCGAGACCACCACCCTGCCTTCGGGGTCAGGCCGCGCCCAAATGCCCACATACTTCGACCCGTCCGTGGCACTGTCCACACTGAGGTATCCACCCTCGCCGCCAGTGAAATCAGTACGACGTTTCGACCAAAGACCTAACGGCATCCAAGACTGTGCAGCCGCCACCCATTTATTGAGGTGGGCACGAATGAACTGCGCACGATCAGGAGCCCCCGCCGCACTACGCAAACCTTTCATGGTGATAGTCCGCCCAAGGCTCGGATTGGCATAGCCCCAATACCGTTCGTCCAGTGCGTCCACCCCATCAGGTAGCGACCACTCAGCCATATACAAATCACTAGGTACACCCGAGTCAATAATCCCTAGTGCCTGCTCGCGAAGTTTCAGATACGCCGTTGAAGACTCATCACCAGCAGTCGAAGTCAAATACATCAGCGGAGAAGGAACCGCAATCTGGCTAGGTCTGAGCGCCCCAAAAATAGTTGCCTCAGTTAAAGCCCACAGTTCGTCACCAAAAATAATGTCGTACGTACCACCATGCTTTTTACCTGTAGCAGCAAGCACCTTCCACACAGAGCCATCCACCATCTGCACCTTCTGACGACCATACGCATACGTCACCTTGCACAAACCCGACTCCTCCCAAACCTCTAACTTGTCGCGCAAAGCCTCAAACACCTCAGCCGCCAGCGACAACTCATGAGCCGTCGAAAGCAACGACACCGGACGACCCCAAATCCGTGGCAACTCAATCAGACTCCACGCCACAAACGCTTTTAACAGGAACGACTTACCGTTCTGCCGCGCCGTGCTAGCGATCGCAGTGCTGTGAACAAACACCCCATTCTCATGCTGCAACACATCATGAAGAATGCCCTGCTGCCACTCGAAAAGTTCCAAACCCAACTCACGCCTAGCAAACTCCACCACCAAAGGCCCATAAGACTCGTACCCACCAACAGGCGTAACCAACCTCGGCTCAATACGGCCCAAACCATTGCAATCATTGAGTCCTAGCGCGTCCTGAACCGAATCATGACCGTTTTGGGATAATCGGGAGAAAGAGGTCGGGGTCAGCGGCTTCGCCTCATCCAAAAACTCTGTGGTGTTTTTTTGGTTTTGTGATTGAATTCCTAATGCTTTGTTTCGTTGTTGCATTTGGTTGGCTCGGCGGTTGTTGAGGTGTTGGGCTCCGCGTCTGGAGTTGCATGGTTTGCAGGCCGCGACATAGCCGTCGTCTATTGAGCCGCCTTTGTCTGTTTCGATGAGGTGGTCTAACTCTGTGGCTGGGGCTTTGTGGCACCAGTGGCATAGGGGTTGTTCGGCTAGGAGTTCTGCTCGTGCTTGTTTGTATTTGCGTGTGGAGTATTCGTTTGCCATTGTGTTTTCCTTTGTTGATTCTGAGTGTATCTAAGAGCCGTAGGCGGGTATGTTCTAGCGCCCTCGTTCCTCGGTTGCTGTCTGACTCGTGCGTTGGTTCGGTGGTAGGTGTCCCTCCCGCCGTTCAGGGTTTGTCTCCCTCGGTCGCCGTTTGAATCCTTGTAGGGCCGTCACCGTTCGTGTTTGTGTCGTTCATACGCTGCTCAACCCTGTGAGCCGTTATCGGGCAAGGGTCGTCTACCCTCGTTTCCGAGTGTTGTACCAACAGAGTGCAATCCCCTATGTGGCCGTGCGTGTATTCAGTTGTGTCGGGACTATATCAGTCTTTGAGTCTGCCGATGAACACTAAACCTACAAGAGTTAGCGCGAGGTACCACGAGGTGAGCAGGTATATCTTCATGCTGGCCTGCGTGACAGTCTTGCTTCGATGACGGACAAGTCAGCAGGTCTCCAGAGATACACTTCAGCCCACGGTGCAAGAGCCGCTAACCATTCGCGTTGTTCCTTCGAAATCACCCCAACCGATGATTTCAGTTCGGCGAAGATGAGCCCGCCAGCGTGAGACGCACTAGGAGCCTTGCTAAGGGTCAAATCGGGGTAGCCCTTACCGTCGGAGCGGTAGACACCGGGGCGTACCTGATGGGGTGAACCATGAAAACAATGCCAACCGTTTAGTAGGGCTAACTGTTTCACTTTTGATTCAAACAGTTTCTCGGGTGCTTCATTCTTCATTTCATTGCCTGCCCTGTTTCGTCGCGGAATCTGTTTTTGATTCGGCATCGTTCGCACCATAGTTTCTCGGCACGGCCTTGACATGAGCAGGCTCCCTTGACATGAAACATCAGTTGTGTGGCATCACGCCAGTACTTGACGTGTGTTTCTAGTTCGGCTATGCGTGACTGGAGCCATGCAATGTTTGGTTCGGGGTCTGTGTGTCGAATGCGGATGGCTTCGTTGATTTCGTAGGTCGTCATGTAGTCATCGGTTGCGCGGGCAGGTGGGAAATCCTCGTATGAGTCACTCATGGTCTGTCACCTTGCAAAATTGACACAAAGTTTTTTCGCTATCCCAGCCACATAATTCGCCAGATACTTGCTCGCAAGAATTCCAACGATGAATGATTAACCGTAGGCGTTCAATCTCATCGGCTGCATCTGCGAGAGAAGTTAAAATTATTGACCCTCTAAGTCCAGATTCATGAGCGACTGCAACCGCTCTCAATTGTTTTACGAAGTCATCGCTCATTAGTCAATCCATCCCAACATTACGCAAATCCAAATCCCAACTATAGAACCAGTTACAGAGCCAATAAATTGCGCAATCATCAGAACGGCTCCTCCTCGGTTTCCCATTCGACAATGGGGGCGATGATCACAGGGTCAGGGGTGCCCTTCGGTGGCCAGAAGGCTTTGTCACCGTTCACGTCTTTGAACCACGGACGCTTTGGGTTTGCTTTAATTTGGTCGCGGTTGTCCCAGACCTGTGTCACACCAAAGGCCTGTGCCTCTGCATAAAGCCAGTTTGGTAGTTCACCATGCTGGTTACCTTTAACAGTGATATCGCCACCTGTGATTTCCTTAGCGTCAGGGAATATATCCG